AAAATAACGAGGCATAACACGAGATTGATTCAATTGCGAGTTCCACGCATTAACAATCTTCTGTGCTTCTAAATACTGTTTTTCTGTTATCATAATTTTTCGTTTTTAAATTCGCAACTAAATCAATCTCGATACCGTTATATTCATAACATCATTTACTATTTAATTTGCTAAACTCACTTTGTATTGCGTTTGTTATTGCATCTTCTAAACTATCATAAGGTAATAATTTTTCAATATCTTCTCTTTCATTTATAGTTCCAAAGCTGAACTTATAACAACTTGTAAAAGAAAAAATAGTGTAATGACCTCCATAATTTTCATTTGCCCAGCCTTCAACAAATAATATTAATGTTTCTAATTTTGTTTTTTTGTTTTTCATATTTATTTTATTTTATTGGTTTTAAATTAGCAAATGTTTGCCCTCGTTCCTTTAATCTTAAAGTTAAATAAATTAAAGCCTGTGTTTTCAAATACCATTCAAAAGTTAAATTATTGCTTTCAATTACTGACTGAACTATCGTTTCAAATCCTTTCGGGTCTGATTCTTTTATTTTAGACTTAACTATAAATTTATGGTATCGTTCCTTTGCCTTTTGTTTTATTATTGCTTTGCTTTCATCTGAGAATGAAATTTGAAAGTTATCATATAGAAACATATAAATACTTGGCAGATGCATTACATTGTCATCATGATTAACTACTGTATCAAATCGCTCAGAGTTTTTAACCTCACATATTGAGAAAAAGTAGTTAGCAATTTCCATGTTCTGATCGAAAAATTTAGTTACTGGCTTATTTGTAGTTTGATTAAGATTCTGATGCTTCATCCATTCCTTAATAGCCATTTCCCTTCTTGGCATAGTCATATATGCTTTTATAAATTTAGTAAAGGTTACTGTACCAAATCCAACAAAGTCTCCGTATTCGCCACTTATTCCTAATTTAAAAGCGTTTTTTAACTCAGATAGTGTTGCACCCTTATAATGCTGTAAAACGTAGTCATAAATGAATCCTGCCACGTTTTTTATTGTTTGATTATCTAAGTTGTATTTTTTATTCTCACCTGATAATTCTATTGTCTTTATTACAATAGCATAAAGTTGAGTTAATACCTCTTGTTTATCAGAATGAATTATTTTAATCTCATTTTTAGGTTCAATATAAAATCTTTGATATTCAGGCAGTCTATTCATGGCTTCAAGTTCTAAACCTGAAAATCCATTAATTGTTGTTAGTTCATTCATAGTTGGTTAGTATAATCATCCCAGTTAATATTCTCTATTCCTTCCATTGCTGTTTTTAACCTTACTTCACTTGTATTATTATCTTTAATAAATTTAACTTTATGTTCTTGCATTCGATTTTTAACCCAATCTAATATTGCATGATAATCACTATTGTAAGTTTTATTATTACTCATTTTATAATTGTTTAATTTTTCAATCATCCAATTAACTTCATTTTCGTTAAATTCATTATGTAATCGATGAAATTCTAAATCAGATAAATAAACACAATCTAAATATTTATTTTTAAGAGATGGTAAATTCTTATTATTTTTATTATCATTATTATTATCATTATTATTTTTATTCTTATTATCATTATCGGGTTTTTTGGGTTTATTTGGGTTATTTTTTTTAGGTCTACCTCCTAAAATACCATTATTTTTATTCCTATCACATACATTATTATATGCTTGTAAGTCTCTTTCAAATTGACTTTTAAAAGGATAAAAAGCCAAATTAACCAGTTGGGTTATTTGGGTTTTATTGGGTTTGTTTGTGTTATGATATGAATAAATAAGTTTAAATAATTGACCTGCTTGTTCATCAGTTAATTCATCTAAAATACCTAAACTATCAATATGCAATATAAATGATTTTCTCACAATTTTATAAAATAATAATCCCTTCGGCTTTCGAGGTCGTGGTCTCTACTCACCAAAGGGATAAATAAAATTTTATTGATGCCACGACTCATCTTTGCAAATATATAAAATTTTATTAAATTAATCAATTATTTCATTATTTTCATTATATATTTCTGCTTCCCATGCTTGACTAAAATCTTTATCAGAAAATAATTCAGATATACCACCTATTTGACATAATCTTAAAACTTCATCAGCATCCATTCCTAAATTTTTAGCAATTTTTTCATCACTCCAATTTCTTTTTTTCAAATCTAATACTATATCACTCATTGCTTGAATTTTATGTTTTCCTCTTGCTCTATTATGTCTAATAGTCGATGCCATTCTATCATTTAAATCTTTTCTTTCTTCATTAATAGTTACAACAGGCAAATATCCATGAACTCTTTTTTGTATATCTTCACATTCTTTTCCAACTCTATTTCTATGAAATCCATCAATAACTTCCCTTGTTTTGCCATTAGATTCAAGCATAGATACAATTGGTTGTGTATATCCATCTGCAGAAATTGATAATCTTAATAATTCCATTTCAGGTGGTGCAACTGAATTTGGATTATAATCATTAGCGTGAACTTCATCATTTTTTACCCATAAAACACAATCAACTGGTTCAGTTTTAAATGGACTAATTTCATGTAAAGCAATTTTAATTTCATTAATTGCATTTACTTTTTCATTTAATTGTAAAGAATCTAATTCTTTAATCAATTCTAAAATTTGTTTTTTCATAATTTAAATTTTTGTTCTTCTCTTTGTTGTTTTTTTAATTTTAAATATTTTTCATATGCTTTTGTTTTATGTTGTGTAAATCCTAATCCTTTGCACCACCAATCATTTCTTAATAAACTTTTGCATATTCTTTTCCAACTTGGAACTAATTTTTGTGATTCTAATAGATTAGGAGCATAATCAGGTATTTCATTGTCATAACCTCTTTCTTGCCACCATTTAATAAAAACAAATATTTTATTTTTATAATGTTCTGCAGTTTTTTCAGGTAATGTATTTAATATCAATTCAGAAAATGATTTCCATGTATGATTTTCAGGTTTTGTAATTTTACCATATCCATTAATATTTCCAGTATCTTGAACGTATAATGCTCCACTATTAGCACCATTAACTCTTGCAACTACTCTTGACCATGTTTCAGGCTCTATTAAATGAAATAACCATAATCCTTTTCTTTGATCATCTCCGTATGGTTGACAAATTCTTTGCAAATGAATTGATAAACCTGCTTTGTGCATTATATCATAAAGTTCATTATGTCTTTTATCTTTATTTTTTCCATGATAAATCCATATATCTTCTGTTGACCAATCATATATTGGATAAACATTAAAAACATTATCAGTTACTTTAGTTGTATATTGTTTATTTAAATAAGTTACTTTTTTATTACTTGCAATTGTTCTAAACCTATTTAAACTTTCATCTGCCCTAATACCAACTAAACATGCAGTATTTTTACCATTAGAATACCATTCTCCAAATTCAGGGACAAACTCTTCAAATTCCATACCTATTCTAAAAAAAGGAAAATAATTAATATCACTTACACTAAATGTAGGTTGTTCACGAATCCAATCATTTTTTTTATTTTCATCCCAACATAACCAAAATGGTTCGAATACAGAAACAGCATTTCTTAAATGAATAGGTAAACATACCCAATATAAATCAATGTAATTACGATACATTTTAACGCATTCTAACATATGATTAATTGTTAATTTATATTGCCCTTCTAAATCAACTATTAATAATCCTATTTCTCTTTTTCTTTTAATTGCTTCATCCATTACCATATGTAGCATTACTGTACTATCTTTACCACCTGAAAAAGAAAGATATATTTTATCAAAACTATCAAATGTCCATTCTATTCTTTTCTTAGCTGCTTCATAAACATTTAAATCTAATTTTATTTTAGGCATATTTTACCTCCCATTCTTTAATTAATTTATTTGCTATCATATCTGCTTTATCTCTATTTTCTTTACTTACTAAATGCCATGCATCCATTGTAATTGTAGATGGAATATTAGCATAAATGCAACATGCTGCTTGACCTAAATAAGCAATCTTATTCATTGAATCATTACTTAAATTTTGTTCACATGAATATATCCATTCATCAATAACTTTTTTCATGTATTTTTCTGTTAACTCTTGATTACTAAATAATTCAACAACTTTTAATTTTAAATAATCTTTGTTTTTACCTGATAGATTATCATAAAATCCATTAGGATAATCTTCCCATTTCCAATAAGGATGATAAATTCTTTTCATATTTTATGTTCTTTGATTTTTGATTTATAAATTTTAATTAGTTCCTGTATTTCATCTAATGTCAATTTTAAAGATTCATTCCTGCTTTTTAATAACTCATTAAATTTACAAAGTCCAATCCTGTTTGGTAATTGAATAAAGTATTCAGCACTTGCTCCATGTTTGTGTTGATTGCAATGTACACATTGTCCATGTACATTATCCTCGTTAAATCTTAAATTAGGATAACTTCCAACTGCTAAGAAATGTCCAGCATCAAACTTATCTTTTAATGGCTTTAAACATGTTATACAACCTTTTTTCTCATCCCTTAGACGTATATATTGGTTAAATAACTTTTGAAGCAAATTAAGCCATTCTGTGCGTGTTTTTGTTTTATCAATTAACTCTGCTTTTTTTTTCTTCCAAACTTTTTTCTCTGCTAATAATGATGCGCATTTAGGACTGCAAACTTGTTGAAGGCTATTAAATGGAGTGTAGGTATTACCACACTCCTTACATTTTTTATCTTTAATTTTTTTAATCATGTAAATAACATAAACCTACACAATTAGTAGTCATATTTTGGCATCTTTGATTTGTACTTGAAGCAATTGCTGTACATTGTGTTGAGGTACATGTTGAACTTGAATTTGAACTTGTAGTAGTTGTATTTTCTTTTTTCTTACAATTTATCAAAGAAATAATGATAAATAAAAAAATTAATGTTTTTTTCATTGAATAAAAGTTTAATTGTTTTTTTTCTGATTTCATGATTTTTTTCCATTAAATGATTCAAAGTATTGATTAAATAGTTCCCTTGCTAATTTTACTTTTTCAGTCATCTTTTCAATTACTTCTTCATTAGCATTTACTCGGTAAATAAACAAACCTAAGTCTGAAATAATACGAGGATCGAACGAAACAAAATCACACCACTTGCGACCGCTTAATAACATATAGCATTGCATTTGATAGTAATATTCAGGCTGTTCACTTAAAAATGTTTCATCATTGGTTATAAAACAATGTTTTAAATGATTTGCACCATTGTAAGGACACTTTATTTCGATTAAGCCATCTTCACCTACTAAGCCATCAGGACTACCTGTTAAGCCATCTATTTCGTTTGAATAAAGCAATTTACTTTCTACTATTTCATTTCCTGTTACCGATGTATAAAATTTCTTAGCAATAGGCTCATTGTCATTACCGAACTCGGTTGCCATGTTATTAATGCCTTGTTTTACTTCACCGCTTAACTTTTCCCAAACCTTTTCAAGAATATAAGTTTCTGCTGTTTTGGATAGCACGTCCTTTTTAGAACGTGCTTCTGTCATTAACTTCCAGATTTCACTCCCTGTAAAGTTGCCCTGACGATTAATAAACCATTCAGGGCTGTATATTTCTATTGTGCTTTCCATAATTTATTTTTAATTTATTTTTAATTTATTTTTTTTTGAACAATAAATTTTTAAATAGTCATGATAGGATTCGAACCTATACGTAAGGATCAACGTTTAGCCTTACTCTCTTATTTTTTATGCGTCTACCAATTTCGCCACATGACTATTTATATATTTAATTATTTTATACCCATTCTATTTCAACTAATATAGAATTACCTATACCATTAAAAACTATATCTTTTATTTTTGCTGGGTCATTATATTTATTATCTATAAATAATCCTATAGGTGGTAATGCTTTAAACATTTTAATGTAAATCAAAATGTTTTTTTCATACTCTTTTGCAGTTTTATTATCATTTTCATCACTATCATTAAATATATCCCAAACAACCATACATTTTAAATTTTTCATATTAAATTGATTTTATTAGTTTAGTTTCTACTTCCTGACTAACCTCATATTTTGCCTTTATAGCATCGATTGATCCACCTTTCATTAAATAC